ACATCGTCTTCTTTAAATTTCCAACAATCATTTAAAATAACACGACCAGTGTAATCTAAAATAGTTACACCGGTACATGAAGTTGAAATATCAAGTCCTAAGATCATTTAAGTATTATATCACGGAATTGAACCAGATATAGCAAATAATTGCGCTGCTAATCTATCAATTGCCTGCTTTATTGTGGTTGGATCCGGATCTGTCCAATGCGCAGCATTTGCTGGGACATAAGAAATATTACTAGCTGTTATTGTTGTAAATAAGGCAGTTGAACCAGTTACAGTTGAACCACTAATTGTTGTGAATCTAGCTGTTGAGCCTGTAACATTTGAACCAGTTATTGTTGTTGCAGTTGCTGTTGTTGTAGATACTAGATTTGCTCTTATTGTTTCAAAATCTGCAACAGCACCAAGTAGTGTACCAAGTGTTGAAGTTGTTTTATTAAATACAGAATTTGAATAGGAGAAAGCTCCGCCTATTGTAACTTTGGTTGGAAAACCACTAACATCTAGCGTTGTTGAATCAACCATTACTACTATACTACTTGGCGATACTGAAGTTACTGCAGGACCGCCACTACTTGTAGCTACAACAGCACAATCGTTTATTCCAAGTGTTCCAGAAATAACAACAGGAGAATAAGTTGTAATACTGTCTCTAATAACGACAGATGCACTTGGATGATTTATTATAAAATTAGAACCACTTGCCGATTGATTTCCGCCTTGGAAAGAAGTAATACCACCACTTACGATTAAAATATCTTTATTAAAATCACAACCGGTTGCTTGAAAATAAGCAGTTGTTGCTTTTGTAAATGTATTGTTTATTTTACAATTTTCTAAATATAAACTTCCTGTTCCATTGTGAATCAAATTGCCAACAGCAATACCATATAATCTTATAGAAGAGCTAGGAGCAATAGATTGCGAAACAGTCATTGTTCCCGATAAATTAACTTCTCCACCATTTGAACCTTGTGCTGCACAAATAGTTGTATTAAATTTACCCATTGTCACATTTTCAATGTAGGTTCCTGGATGTATAACAATTTGATCGCCGCCTTGTGTTGAAGCAGCAGAAATTGCAGCACCAACAGTTCTATATGGACTTAATAGAGTTCCATTGCCAGTAATATCATTTCCACTACCAGTTGAAACGTGCCATTCTCTACTATAAAGAGAAGAAGAAACAGTACCAATTAAAGTACCAACAAAATTACTTGCTGTAACTGTTGTAAATTGAGCGGTTGTGCCACTAACGGTTGCCAAACTTGAATTGCCTGTTGTTGATAGAACATTAAAACTACCTGTTCCTGTTACAGTCAAGGTGTGTGTAATTTTATCAAATGTAAATCGACTATCGGCACCAAATGAGCCAACATCGTTAAATTGAACATAAGAACTTGAACCAGCTGGAAGTGTTGTTCCGCCACCACCTGTTCCACCACCACCACCACCTCTAAAAGTGGATGCTTGATAAATTCTTGCTGCGTTTGGTGTATCAAAGTCAGTTACGTTACCCCTCATTACAAGGAAGCCAACCAATATTGCTGAACCCTTTGTATTATCGCCTTCTGTAAAGTTTTCAGTAGTTATACCGGCAATTGCGTCATCCAAATTGGTATATCTTTGTTGTCCGTAATATACGAAGAGGGCACGATTAACGGCTTTTGGAAACCAGAAAACGCGTTGAACAGTAAAGTTACCTCCACCAACAGTTTGTAAGTTTCCATTTGCGTCTTGGTAAAGAGTTGGATCAACTGTTGTATAGCCAGCACCACCAACACCAGTATCAATAACAGGACTTGAAGCACTTATATGTTCGCGGTATATTTTTGATATTGTTACGGCTGGGTCATCTGCTGCTAATACGATATTTGGTATATTTGGATTGGTAGAATAATTTCTACCTTCAACATATGAATCGCCTGCAGTTTTTGTTAAACTTAAACTTGAACCACTTGCAGCAAGAACGTGACCATTTATTTTTAATGGTCCTATTGCGCGTATAAAGTCTGCCGTGCTTGTTGCTAAACCGTAAGCAGTTGGCGGTGTATTCGTGGCACCATTTGTTATAGAACCACTTTGATGTAATACACGACCAATAACAATTCTGTCTTTAAATTGCGCAAATGTTGGTGGAGTTGGACTTTGTAGTATTTCTCCGTCTTGATCAACAGAAATATAACTTATCTGTGCAGAACCTGAATAAAACAATGACTGACTAACATAAGCTGGCCAATTAACAAATTGAATTGTTGGGTAAGGATCCGAACCAGTTGAAGCATTATAAGTAACAATTAAGCCAGAGCCAGAAGTTAAACTAAATGTTGTTGTGCCATTAACTGTTGATAATGCGCCACCATGTAATAGGCCGGTACTCAACGTGCTTTCTAACCAACGTAAACGAGTTGTATTTGTAAAATTGGTTCCTGGCTGATATTGTGTAAAATACAAGTCATTTGTAGAGCCAGATGTATAAATATAACTTGCTGTTTGGTTTGATGGAATTGCAAGAGTAGAAACTGGTAACATTTGAACATATTTACCAACAGTCACGCCGCCACTAACATATAAGTCATTTTCTACTTCTGCATTAGAAGCAGTAATTGTTGTAAATTGCGCATTTGTACCACTTATAGCATTATTTGCTGTTAGTGTACCACTTAATAAAATACTTCCACTAAATTGATGCGTATCAGCAGAATCATCGCCGAATTTAGTTGAACCACTTTGATAAATTACACTTGCTGTAATTACTTGAGTGTAATATTCAAAAGCAGTTATTGTGCCACTAACTACTAAATTGCCTAAAATATTCGCATTAGAAGCAGTTAAGTTTGTTGTTTCAAGATTAGTTAAACCAGTAACAGAAGAGGAAAGAGAAACTGTTACGTCTCCGCTACTTCCACCACCGGTTAAATTTGTTCCAGCATTGACAGCTGTAATGTCGCCACTTCCACCACCGCCACTTACATCGGCTGCAACCCATTTTGTTCCATCATAAACAAGTGAATTGCCACTTACTGGCGTATTTTGTGGCCAAGGAACTGATCTAATATTAAAACCGTCATTAAAACTCATTACTGTTCCCTCTTATTAGGCAGATGTATCGCCGTATAATATATAGCTATTTAAATCATCAGAAACGATAGTAACAACAGCATAAAGACCAGCAGTTTTAAATTGCGATTGTCTATTATTTAATGTAACACCAACATCATTTGCTACTGTTATTGAGCCAGTTCCTTTTTGACACAACACAACACTAAAGCCAACTGGGAGGCCGGCAGATATTGTTAATATTATTGGCGAAGAGCTACTCATTTGTAAAAACTTACCACTATCTTCACTGGTTAATATATAATCTCCCGAGGAAGATGTAAGAGAATATGTTTGACCATATAATGGTGCTCCATTTACACGAATACCATTTGATGAAGTTATAGTATCAAATATTGAATTTGAAGCTGTCAAGTTTCCACTTACATACAAGCTTGGATAAGCAATTAAACTATCAGCAGAGCTTGAATATGCTATATATGCCGCAGAAGGATTAGAGGATAAACTTGCGGTTCCATATAAAAGAACACCTTGTGTGAATTCTGCACTACTTGCGCTTAATGTTGTAAATTGAGCTGAAGTACCTGAGACGGAGGCTAAACTAGTATTTCCAGCTATATTTAAATCACTAGAAGCAGTTATTGCACCACTAACATATAAGCCTGGAAATATCTCTAGTTTATCGTAAGTATTTCTAAATCTGAGATGGGCATTTGCACCCAATTCGTTTACAGTTGGACCGACTCCACCACTTCCCCACAATATACCAGAACCATCAAGTGAAACGTGGTCTGTACCACCACTCAAAATAGTTAAATATTTATCACCAATTATCAAAGAGGATTGACTAATGGTATTAAGATGCGCAATACTGGCAGTACCATTTACATATAAATCGCCAGCAATATATGCAGAACTCGCAGTAATTTCAGTAATTCCCTGTAGAATACTGCTGCTGGTGCCAAGAATAATATTGGTGGTTCCAATTGTTATTGAATTACTTTGAAGAGAAGAATTTGGTATATTACTTGCACTTATGGAACCATTATTTATTACTATTCCCGTTCCAGCACTGAATTGCGCTCTTACGTCATTTGTAAAAGTTGGTATTGCAGAGCCGCTTGGTAAATAAGAAGCAGTTGCAGATAATGTTGCAAAACTAGCCGAAGTGGAATTATTTGAGAAGCTGGCCGAAGTAGCATTAGTTGCAAAACTAGATGAAATAGAATTAACTGCAAAACTTGAAGTTCCATTTACATCACCACTAAGAGATCCGGTAATAGAAATAGATTCAACATTTATTAGATTAATTAAACTCGTATCCAAAGATAGAGTAACGTCTCCGCTACTTCCACCACCGGTTAAATTTGTTCCAGCATTGACAGCTGTAATGTCGCCACTTCCACCGCCGCCACTTCCACTCACATCAGCAGCGACCCATTGACTACCATTATAAACAAGCGAATTACCGCTTACAGGATTATTTGATGGCCAAGGAACAGACCTAATATTAAAGCCGTCATTAAAACTCACTTCATCCCACTCCTAAAGAGCCAGACCAATTATTTGTTAATTCTGTTGCTGGAATATTTGTTAATCCGGCTATAACACTTGCAGATACGGCAGTTCCGTTATTGCTCATCAAATAAACACGAGTTACTTTTAAATCTGCTGCGAAACTTTCACCGGCAGATAATAAGAAAAAGTTACTTGTATTCTTTATGCCATTTTCGCTAAATCCAACACGCATTTGTACAGAACCTGTACTTGCATTTTTAACAATTAAACTTTTTGTTACTTGTGGAAAAGTTATTTCTAATGGAGTTGAACCACTTGCAGGAACTGCTAGTGAACTTGAAACCCAAGGAATACCAGAAACTTGATAGCTTGCTGCGTTTCCTATACCTGGTCTGTGTAAACTCATGAAATCTGTTGACATTATTATTATCCTCTGTTATAAATAGAATTTATTTCTCTTATTATCTTATAAACCAAATCTATTTTTAATTGCATTAAAATTTTGAGTTATTTCTTCTTGTATAAGAGCGCGGTTATATACTTTCAATGACTGAATCTTTCCGTCAAAGAAGAAATCTGTTCTACCACCACCAAAATTATATTTTTGTGTAGTATTATCAGAATAATAATTCTGTGTGTCTGGAGAATATGTGGTGGATAAATTTGAATTTAAATAAAAAGATAAATTACTTCCACTTCTAGTGAGTGTAAAATTCTTCCAAACTCCGTTTGCAAGAGTACCAGTAGTTGTTGTTAATACTTCAAGATATGAACCAGTTGTATATTTCCAAGTTCTAAAATAATTTCCATATTGATAAATGACAAATCCACCTGTTGCTTGTCTATAACCATTTGTTTCAAATATTGCTTTATAAGTTTCAGTAGTTACATCCGGTGCAATCCAACCTTCAACAGTAAAATCTGAAGAAAAGACATTCGTAGAAGCACTTATATCAGTATAGTCATCGGTTCCATCAAAATTTAAAAATCCAGAATTACTATTTGTATAAGTAACACCATTAATTAATGTTGACGTATTTGCTTGTCCACTTAAATCAATCCAATTTGTTCCACTTCCAGAATAACTTCCAGGATTTCCGGCATCAATATGCAACACCAGCCCGCCAGTAACAACGGACAATACTTGTGTTGACGATGAACCTAACAATCCAGGATACAACATCATAAAGTTGTATCTCCAACAAATACATAAGTATTCGCAGAAGTTCCGACTATGGAAACGACAGCATATTGACCAGCTGTTTTTGTGTGGCTTTGGCGATTATTTATCGATACACCAACAGCACCAGAAACTGTAACTTGACCGGCACCTAATTGACAAAGAGATACAGTAAACCCTGTTGGTAATCCAGTTGGTACAGTTACAGTTACTGCAGAACCAGAATTAACATTTAAGAATTTTCCACTGTCCTGTCTAACAAGTGTATAATTTGTTGTTGAAGAAGTCAATTCCGCTACTTGTCCATATATTGAACTACCGCTTACAAAGATACTTCCTGTTACAGTTAAATTACCTGATATTATTGTGCTGCCGGCTACGTCAAGCTTAGAATTTGGGCTAGATGTTCCAATTCCAACATCGCCAGCGCCATTAATTGAAAGTCGTGTCAGATTTCCGCCTGTTCTTAATTGTAAAGTATTTGTAGGATGAGTATAGACTACGCCACCTTGAATATTAGTTGCTGGACTTCCAAAGAATACACCTCCATCACTTGCTGCAGGTGTTAGTATTTGAAGAAATGCAGAAGAACTATTTTCTAGTGTAATCAAGGAGTTTGCCTGACTCGTAACAGAACCGGCTGTTCCTCTATGCACATGCAACAAATTATCGGGTGATGCTATGCCTATACCGGTATTGCCATTAGCATCAATAATAAATGGAGTAGAATCTGGATTTGTTGAATCCTCAATTCTTATTGATTCTCCAGTTGATCTTTGTGTTATTCTTAACGCCGCATTCGTTGAAGAGACATCAATAACGGCATTTCCAGAGCTTGATATAAACAAATTGCTCGCTGTTACTGTTGTAAACTGTGCAGTTGAACCAGTTATGCCAACGGAAGCAGTTATAAAATTTGTATTAAATGTATTAACACCAGTAAATGTATTACTACCGGTTGTTGTTACATCTCCTCCACCACCAGAAACTCCCAAATAAGATGAACCAGAAATAACACCGGTTACAGTTAAATTACCTGATATTGTTGTATTTCCATTTATTTGACTACCAGAAGTAGATACTAGTAAAGTAGCTCCAGTATAATTACCGGGAAAATTATTTATAGCTCCACCTAACGCGACTATGCCATTCGCATTTACTTTAAATTGAGAAATAAGTGGCACTTCAATACCTGCACCAGATGAAGTGTGAAATCTAAATTGTCCCTCGTCTCCATTAAAATAAAATAATCCTGCACTACCGGCTTGACGACGAAAAAACTTTAAATTATTAAAGCTATAATAAACATTTTCACCAATCCATGCATTATTTAAAGAATATGGTTGAAATTCTAGTGATCCAACTTTAAGTGTAGAATTATTTATATTATAATTTGGAATATCAACAACAGATGATGTAAGTCCTGTAAATTCAGCAGTTGTTCCACTAAGTGTATTTGTTGTATAATTATAAATTAAATTTGTTGAACCACTAAATGTACTTCCACTATTAAATTGAACAGTGGTATTTGTACCTCCCGGTGTTCCACCCGATGAAGTTGGAAGACCAAGATAAGATGAGGCAGAAACTGTTTGGAATGCACCAAGGCCACTTCCAGTTAAGTTTCCACTTACATATAAGCCAGGATAAACAACTATTTTATCTAAAGATGCAGTATAAAGAACATATGCATAATCTGGAAATTCTGCAAGATTAACAGCACCATTAACAACAAGGTTACCAGAAACTTCTGCACTAGAAGCAGATATTGTTGTAAATTGGGCAGTTGTTCCACTAATTGTGTTATTTGCAGTTAAAGTACCGCTTAATAACATGCTGCCACTAAATTGATGAGTATCGGCAGAATCGTTACCAAATTTTGTTGAACCGCTTTCATATATTATACTAGCACTAACAACTTCTGTATGATATTCTTGAGCCGTTAACTTACCACCAACAACTAAATCTCCGGTAATACTTCCATTTGTTCCCGTTAGAGACGTAACAGTTAAATTATTAAAAGTTGAACCAGTAATATAATTAAGAACCTGTTGTAATGTAGCCTTTTGAGTTTGACTATCGCTATTGTCAACTACTGGAATAATATCTGCGGAAGACAATCCTGATGATGCTGTTAGTTCTGAAATTTTTACTGACATCTATAAATCCTCAATATGTTATTAAATAGTTTTATTTTATTCTAATATTAGAAATTCGCCGTCTTCACTCAAAAGATAAGTACCGTCTTCTGTTGATAAGGTTGTAGGCGGAACTATTGGTCCAGAACTACCAGATGGTTCAAACAAAAAGTCGTTTATTTTAACACCATCTTGAGAAATTGAATCGTTGTTATAATATACACTACCAGAATAAGTAAAAACTCTTACTCTTGGATGAGCTTTTATGCGATTTACAAATATGTCGCTACTTTCAAATTTTTTTAACATTCTATAAATCCATTTTCAATTTAAATGTATAACTATCTAATTCTCTTTTTCTTACAGGATTTGCTAATTTAGCAACACCTATTAAATTTTTTTGCTCATCATATATTGCTATTTTTGATATATAAGTTGTTTTATTAAAGTCAGGCTCTTCATCAACAAAGGAAGAGCTAGTCATGTTTTTTATTAATAAACTACTGTTTTCTATATATCCATAACTACCAGTTATTATTTGTTGAGTTTGTCCATGTTCAATATATGTTGGATTGTTTGAATGATTTAATTCACCTTGATGAGCGTGTGCTAACATGGTTATCGTTGGTATATAATTTATACCTTCAAAATCTAGAAGAAAACTAGAAGATGGGACTAAATTAACCTCTGATGAACCGGTATTCATAAAATACTTCCATGATGGTTCATAGAAAGAAGAATCAATTCCAAATCTATCGGTATAAGTTGGATGCAATGACCACGAGCCAGTTAATAATATAAAGCCTTCTTTATATAAAACAACACCAGCAACACTTCCGGAACCATTACTTCCACTTGGTCCAACTTGTATTAATTCTCCATTCCTATTTATGTCTTCTAGTTCTGCTATAAGAGTTCCTGTTACGTACCATTTACAATTCACACTACCTTTGCGTATTGAAGAGCCATAAAAAATAGATGGTACAGATACAAGACTTAATTCTTGTGTTTCTTTATCACCGAAAGATGAACTATAAGCGAAATGAGGGCTAGAATATATATAATAATCTAATGTATTTTTTAATGCCTTGATATAATCTCTGTATTGAAAATCATAAACATGATATCTAATAACATTTGCGACGTATGGATATTCACTTCCAGTTATAACATCGCCATATTGAAATTGGCTAAAGTTATTTGCCGAAACTGTTTTAAAGTTATTAAGATTTCCGTCTTTTGTTATAAATTGTTTTGGTCTTGCCATAAATAAAAACTGCCTAAAATAAATAGGCAGTTTCTTTGTTTTGTTGATTAATTGTAGATTTTTATCTAGCGATCAGTAATCAAGTCTGACACGAAGAATCATTTCATTCGTCGGGTCTTTCTTTAGTGGTTCGCTCAATTTAGCTACGGCAAGCAATTCATTATCTGCAGAATATAGACCAACAGAAGTTACGTAACTAACTGGGTTATCTATTGCAGTATTTTTAACAACTATCTTGCTTGAGCTTAGATAAGTTGGATTTGAACTATAGTTAAATTCATTATGATTTAATCTGCAGAAATAAATTGTTGAATTTAATTCTGTAGTATTATTAAAATCAATATCTTGAATTCTTCTTCTTAGTGAATCAGCAGCAACTTGCATTGAGCTTGTTTGGAAAAGATTACTTACATCGCCGGTTGAACCAGTCATTGTTGCGCCAACAAACAATGATGCGGTAAGTACAGCAATACCAGCTTGATAGAATAATAATCCTACACCAGTACCTTCTATAGCGGCCGAACTTGTATAAAGTATTCCATACTCACCAGATGGCGAGTTTACACGATATTCATTTTGAGCGCCATAATCTCCAACTGTTTTTAGCGTACCATCAAATGGAGTACTAAATGATCCGGTACCGAGAACAAGTCTAAAGCTATCTTTTTTAATTTCATCTTTAACAAGAAGTCTTGAGAAATTTACAAAGAATACTTCTTTTAATTTGTCACCACCTGCTAATATATTTCCGTCTCTATCAAACTCTAATATACTGCCAGTAACATCGTTACCAACAAGAACTTGAGCCATTTGATTATATACGTTTATTTTTTTAGCATTTTGTTGATTGCTTGAACTTGATAGTGCTGAATTTGGACTTAAACCAACAGTTATATCAAATATATGATTTGCAGATGAACTTAAGTAGGGATAATCATAAACCGACTGGAACATGCCATGTGCATAATTTTTAATATTATTATCTGAATAAGTTCCGGAGACTATTGAGCCAGTAACTGGAATTGATTCGTGTAGTAATGTCCTTGTAGAAACGACGTCGTTGTTTAAAAATGTTTTATATATTGTAGCCATCTTATTCTCCTAAACTTATCACACTTTTATGAATCTTACAGGAATATCAACTCTATATCCTGTTGTGGCACCGATTATTCTAACATTTGTATCAATATATTGAACTGTTGGTGTTCCAGTTGCAGCACTTATCGTGGTTGTGCCACCCAGTTGATCAAATAAGAATGTCGTTGTTTGCAAATCAATTGAGGATCTTATTGAGAATTCTAATTTTGTTCCTCTTGGACCAGTTATAACTTGACCATTTCCGGCAGTATTAGTTAGATTATTGATCTCTTTAACGAAAGAAGAGTCGCTTCCAAGAGAAAAGAAATAGCTAGCTATATTATCATCATCAATATACGAAGCTCTTGCAACAGTACTTCCATTCTGTTGTGGTGCGATAATGTTTCCAAGACGATTATCTATTTCAATAATATACTGAGTTTCAACCAAGTCAGCATCTAGTGCGTTGGTTGGAGATATTTCATAATTTGTATCTAAACCTTGGTCAATCTGTACGTAATTTTTTGATTCATTAACAGTTAAGCCTTTTAATACACCAACTACAGTATCGCCTGTTGTTGCTGAACTTATCATTGCATCTTCTGTGTCTTCATCTACCGCAACCATAAACGAACCATCAATATATCTTTTTGTTACATTGTTTGTTTCGTTTAATTTTAAAACAGGAAGATATAAAAGGTTATTTCTTGATATACTCATTAATTTTGATTTAAGACCTGCGGCATTGTCCGTAAAAGCTTCTAATACAGGTGTTTGTAATATGCTTAAATCATAATAAGCAGAGCCACTCGCATTATTTTTATCATAAAGACGATAATTTATTTCATCATCTCCGAGAGCAAATTTAGCAACTCTAAAGCTTCCATCGCCTTTTGCTAATCTATATCTACCTGTATCTGTTAATACAGCGTCCAATATTATATCGCCTGAATTATCAAGAAATGCCATTATATGTTCTCCTACGGTATAAATAGTGTTTTATCAATATTATTCTGTTTTATACTTAAATTTAAACTTAAATTCACATTTTTTACCTGTTTGCTTTGAGGTAACAACCATCTTAAATGTCTTTCCCCAAGGAACAGCAACGTCAGATGCACCAAGTTTTATTTTTCGCAATGATTCTAGCGCAGTATTGTCATTTTCAATTTGAGAAATTTCTTTATTTAACATAGCATGCTGAGATGCTGGTTTAATTTTTATAAATCTTCTTATTTCTTTTGTATTTGAATAAATTGGCTTTTCAAATTCAAAATTTTTAATTACTGGAAATATCATTCCTTTTTCGTTTACCATTTCAACTTCAAATATCTGTGTGGGATTAGATATTTTATCATGGACGTCAACGGTTCTAAAACAATAATAATATTTTTTATTTGGCTGTATTGAATCAACAAACGTTGCCGAACTTGCACTCTGTATTGATGCCGTGTCAACATCTGTATTGATGCTCTTTATATGTCCTTCTGAAAAGTCGTCATATGAAGAAGGTTTTTTATCCAATTTCATGACTTCAAATCTTTTAGCTATATCATCTGACTTATATAAAACATTGTTTTTTAAATCTCTTGAATACAAAGACGTCGTATCTTTATCAGTAGATAATATGTTTATTGGTTCTAATTTTTCTTGTCCAATTCTTCCATTTAAGAATAATCCAATCTTATTATCCACTCCGAAATAAGGCACAAATAGTATTTCTGGAGATAGTGGAGGAGTGTCAGCAACGACTTGATTTGTTGATAATAATTGAATTTCAAACAAATCTGCTTCTGGTAAGTTTTCAATATCAATTCTAAAAGAATTATCTGGTGTTCTTTCGCTGTTATATTTTTGCTTTATTTTATTTCCTAAGACAAACTGATATGCAAAAATTTTGTATGTATATTTTTTCTCATATTTAACTTGTGTGTCTATAATGTTCAATACATCTAAGTTTGGATTATTTGGAATCCAATAATTTTGTATTGGTGAGCTACTATTAATTTCATATTTAGATATTCTATAGGCAACTGTTTCGTTGTATGATTTTTTACCATCTAAAATATCGCCATATGTTCTATAATTGTTTCTTACAAATGTATTTAATTTAGAGTTGAATATAATATTTCTTAAACCATTTACAAAACTCATAGAATTTGTATCGGTTCTCATGTATTTTCTTGTATCACCTATAATTGTAGAATTTGATTTATTTAAATTTATTGGTTCTTGCTTTATTTTCTCCAATAAATCATAAATGTTTATACTGTTTATATTTTTTCTTTTAGAGCTAAATTTATTTAACACTTCAGGCTCTTGATCGCCTGGTTTAATTTTTTGTTCATACATCTGTTCAGTTATTACCGAATCTTTAGAAACAAATTGATTGTTTATATATAAATCATATAATTTTATAATAAAATTATCCATTAATTCTGAATCTATAAGAATTTTTGTCAAATTTGTTGTTTTATCTGTTGGTACTGATATCTCTACAGACATTGGAAACATGTATTTTTTCTTATTTATTTCATTTAATTTATCTGTTGAGTCTGACAAAAATATGATATTATTAAGTTTATTTTTATAAGAATTATGTAAAGAAAGATTACTAGACAATAGAGATGGGTAATTTAATCCAAATGAATCAAAATATTCACCAATAGAATCTTTTATTCCGAAAATAATCTTTTCAGATTTATTTAACATGAATTTTTTTCCAGATTGAGATTTACCATCTAAAGATGCCAGTGATGTTAGAAAGTCTTTTTCTTCTGTGTTTTCTTCCAATATAGCATTTAAAACATACAAATTTGGAAATACATTTTCTTGTGAATTTTTATATTCATTTGTAGAAATTTTTTCATATTCTTTAATATAAAAATTATAATTTTGTTTTACATCTACGATAGAAGTGCCGATCAAATTTAAAGTATTTAATAATTCAGAATTTTCAAAAGGCATTTGTATAGAAAAAGTATTATCAATTAAATCAACATTTTCATCTACTAATTTTTCAAAATTAAAATTATTTTTATTTTGATTATTTATGGAACCAGTAAATTCATCACCCATTATGAAGCTTCTTTTAAACTTAGAAACTTCCTGTCCTTTTGTTAGTCTTAAATCAGAACCAAATTTAAAAAAATAAGACTCCATGGATGCACTATTCAAAGTTGCTTTGTCTCCAAAGATACTAAGATTGTCGTTTTTTCTTATATAATCTTTTTTTATTTTTAATGAATTTTTATAAAATTTTAAATCAGAGTTAGCATCAAGAACATAAAAAGATCCATTAAAATTCTTAACATGATCAGAAACTAAACTTTTTTCTATTCCATAATCTCTTGAAAGATTTGATATTGGTACGGCGTAATCTACTCTATTAATTATTGTTGCTCTCCTACCAAGACCCAAGAAAGGCGAATCTTCAAATTGTAAAACAGTCGGAGTAATAGGCTGTTGTGTCTCGGAATCAAGAGCATTTATTGCATCTTCAAATGGGTCTACTGGTTCCGTAGTGTTTATTGTCTGTCCTATATTCGGATTAAATGAAGGTATTAATGGCTTAAATGTTCCATCTATAATGTCTCTAACCCCATTTCTTCTACCAGAAAATAAGCCACCTCCAACGATTCCTCTTAAAGAAGCTGCTGGCTTATTTTCTGCTGTCCGTGCTTCATCACTAGCAATATCGTCATCTTTTACTTCTTGATTATTTATACTGGACAATATGGCTTCTAAATCTCTACACCCACTTCTGAAAGAAAGTGTATTTGGATTTCTAACTGCTTCAACACCTTCAGGTAAGGATTTGCCAGTTGATGTCCAACCTGCTTGATAATTCATTATATCATAGCTAAAACCTTGCTCTTGTGAAGGAGGGTCATAAGTACCCATTTCAGCATCAGAAGCGCCTTTATTCTTTAAATCTAGTATTTTATTTTCTATTTCTTTTTTTGCTGCTTCTTTTGCCGCTGCTATTGATTGTTGTTTATTTGTTGCCATATGTGCCTCCAAATAATTATATCACATTCTTGTATTTCTTGATCTTCTCTGATTAATACCTGTGGTTGCGCGGCTATTAGTTCTCGGAGAAATATTTCTATTTGGAATATGATTGCTGCTTTTAAAATTATTATTTATATTTGATTCTTGAACAGATAAAGATGTTGCATGAACAGCGGCAAAAGCTATTGCTGGAGTTATTGGTTTTCCAATTTTTATATTGACATTTTTATCTATATCTTTTGCAACTATGTCTCTAATGTCTCTTATGTTTGTTGTCTGCCTGTTACCAAAACTATCAGTTCTTATTATTTCAAGATTAGATGGAACCATACTAAGAGATGGTAAAGAAGGGCTAGACGACTCTCTGATTCTTATACCTGGAAATCCTTGTCTCAAGGAGTCTATTAAGTTGTCAATAAGAGGATTTGTAAAAATTATGCCTCTTGTTATTTCTGGTCGTTGATTTAACTTAGATGTTTTTATGATAAAATATTTATCATAAAATCTTTTTTCCATTTCCGACGAAGGGCGTATTCTTAAATCAAAATTGCTAAAAGATTTTAAACGGCACAATATTTCTTTATCTCCAGAAATACTATCAATATATTGCCTATCTAATGTTTTCCATATTGGATTATTTAAATTTAAATTATTTGTTCCTTTTATTTTATGAAATCCACTTAAATATTGTACTTCCGCAAGCATTTCAAAATTAAAATAATTTATTGTTTTATTGTTGATGTACTTTGAATAAACATCAGTATAGCTCAAATCGTTAATTATATTTGCAGATAGTTGACTTTGCGGTTTAAATATCAATGCTCTAATCTGATTTGGGATTTTATTTAACTTTGAGACACTAAAGGTTTTTTTATTATTAAATCCAATTACTTGACCATTAATTATCTTAACATTATTAATGTTGATAGTTGATAAATTTTTTACATAATCAAATTCAGAATTAGAAATAATATTGGCTATACTATTAGCTGAAGTTGTGGTGTATGAACGATTGTTTGATTGATTACTTCTTATGGCACCAGAAGAAAGAGAGCTCATTAAATTGTTCAAAGATTTTATATTGGTGTTTCCCAGTAGAACAGCAGAATCACTTACTTTGAATCTTTCTATAGTCAAACTTGCAAAGTTAGAAAATAAATTATTTATTTTTTTTGAAACAACAACCTGCTCTCTTATTGAGAGCTTTGCACGTTCATTTTGCGATAAATTTTGTCTTTCTTGTTGAATTGGAGAAATTAATTCGCGATTTTTTCCATTTACATCTAATTTAAAATTTAAAATATCAGCATACATAGAAATTGCTTTATCGTATTTATTTGGTAAATTATAAAAATTTTCTATCACTCTATTTTGAGTGCTTTGAACTACCGCTCTACTCACGGCATTTTGCTCAGTTTGTTGAACGCCAGAAAACACAACAGTTCTATTCCTAAAATCTAAACGCGTTGGAGATAAAAAAGAATATTTTATATTTTGTGGATCATCTGCAGCATCACTAAAATTTATAGTTGGAGTTTGTGTAGTGAAAAATTTCAACATTTCATTTGATACTCTTTCATCCATCACATCTCTATCCAATAGAGTTAAACCATCGTCGTTACTAGATACATTTTGTGTTGTAGAAAGATAATCAATATTATATGTTTTTAAGCTATTTGAATCAAATATCTCATCAAAAAAATTAGTAATTTTAAAACTTTTATTAGTTTTTGAACTTATTGGTGAAACCAAGGATACATCTGATGTGTTTTCCAAATCTATATCAAATGTTTTTGATATGGAAGATATGAAATAATCTATCAATTCAATTATTTTTGACACAATACTTGGATTTGTAGAATTTGGCATCAAATTTGTAGATAAAAAATTAATTATTTTCGTTCTATCATCATCAGTTTGAATGCTTTCACTAAAAACATCCAAAGCAGTAGAAAAAATGGCTACAGAAGTTACCCATGGAGCGGAAATTGAATTAGTTCCACCGTATTCTTTTATTAAACGGCTAACTAATTGTGGTGATAGTTTGTTTAAAACTATATCATAACCATAATCAGTTATAGCAGAATTGTTTGAAGTTTCTTGTGGTGAATCAATATGCGGATCTTGAGATTCTATTAGAAATTTTCTCATTGTTGGCTTACTAATTTTATTATAATATTCAGTAAGCTGATTTTTTGCCAAACTTAAATTAAGCAATTGTTCTTTTACAACATCTGTAACACCATCTTCTATCTCAATCTCAACATAATATTGATATATGCCATCAGTTAGATTTTTAAATGTCTTATCAATACCGGTAAAATATCTTACAAAATCACTATCATCAGCCATAAAAAGTTCAGTTTCTCTTATGCCAGCTTTTTGATTATTTGAGTTTATGAAATTTTTCCAAGATTCATCTCTTGTTTGTAAGATTAAATCATCGGGTTCCTCGTTGTTTAGTTTTTCTAAATTTAATTTAGCAACAGAGTTTTTTAATGAAATATTGTTTTTTATTCTTCTTCTATAAACTTTTAAGTCTAAAATTTTTGTATTAGATATAGTCTCATTTTTAAAAGTTTGATTATTTGAATCATATAATTTTGAAAACTTAGAATAACTTTTTAAAAGATTAACAAAATCAACTCCAAATAAAAATTTAACATTTCCATCTGAATCTACAGATGAAAACATGCTGCTAAATTGAGATACTTTTTCATTTGGCTTATAATCAACTGATTGTATTTTTGTAAATTGTTTTAATGTATTCTCAAGATTAAAAGAATTTTTTATTGGCTGTCCTTCTTTTTGATACTGTTGATTAAAATCTAAAAACATTCTTTGTATTTCAGCAAAATTTCTGAAATCTTGTATTTTAGTATTAGATACTGAGATTTTTGCAAGAGTTATTGAGTTAGCGGTTTCATCGTCGCCACTTCGCCATTCTCCAGCTTCATTTTGATGAACTGGTCCGGACCATGCAACTCCATTACCATCAACATAAACATAACTGTATCCTGCAATCTTAGAATTTTCTATAACTATTTCTGACACAACTTTACCATTTTCTTCAAATGATTCGGCTATATCATAATCAATTTTTAAATCAGAGCATAATTTTTGTAAATCAATGGAACAAACAGCAAAATATGCCAAGTGTTCAGGTTCTATTTTGTTAAGTAAAGTAAATTTTGTTTTATATGAAATTTCGTATACTTTTTCTCCATCACTATTAGTATATGAAGGATAGTTTTTAATATTATTATTTTTAGCACTATCTTCAGATAATGAAATAACTTTTCTGGTTGTTTTGCTTTCTAATATTTGTAATAATTCACTAAGATTATTCTTACCAGTTAAGTATGAAAAAGCTTTAATTTTAAGATCGTCTTTACTTTTTTTGCCTCTTGAGAGATTGCAAAGTTGTATCATATCGTTTGAAAATGATAACGATTCTGTTACTTTTGGATCGGTTGACTGAATAACGTCTATTAAGATGTATTTTTTAATATTTATATCGTCAAACCAGCTGCCGAAAAAATTATTATCCAATACTTCTTTTATGTTTAACTCAACATTTACTTCTAAACTATTAGAGCGATTTGATAATGTAATTTTTTCAATAGATACTCTTGGAAGTATACCAGATAAAATTTCTTCTTGTGTTGTAGCAGCCACTTTTATACCTCTTTACTTTAGCATTTCTTGACTTCATCTTCATTATAAGATGGAGAATATAATTCACCTGACGTCATTTCATTCATTCTTTTTTGCTGTGCGGCGTTTTGTTCATTGTATTCGGCACAATCATACATTGGATCATATAGCTTATTGTTATCTTTCATGTTATTAATTAATTGGCAAATAAGATTTTTTTCTATTTCATTATCAATCAATATATTAAAAAAATTTTCAACTCTAAATTGATCACCATCTTTTTGTCGTTGTAAAGAGAAACCTTCTTGCTCTTCTACAACTTGGGGATCCAATAATATTCCATTTTTATAATCTTCATAGGCTTGATCAAAATGTAATGGAATATAATTTTCTTCACCAGTTGATTCGTTATTTTCACATATAAACATTTCTATGTCAAAATTTTTCATTTCATTTTCAACATTTTTTTCCAATATTTCAATCAATAGATAATCTTCTTCTAGTGCCACCGATGTTCCATCTGAATATCTTGATATATAAATCACTTCTTCTGAAGTCGGTGCTTCGCTTCCAGCTCTTTTTTCTGATAATATATAATCTATATCCTTTAATTGTAGAAGAGGTGTTTTTATTAATGGACTTGAATCAAGTGAACCTGATTGCAACAACGTTGTTGATTCTATCTCGCCATTCAACATAGTAATATTGAGCGATGCAACTTTATTATCTCCAAGATAAGAAGTACCGATTCTATTATTTAAAACATGATGCTTATCTGTTGTTGGAATAAGTTTAAGAGAATCTAGAGTTTCCTTTCCAGATTTAATTAATTCCAAATTTTTCTTTACTTGTTCTTCTATCCCCGTGAAGACATATTGAACTTTTGGTCTTGGCACACTTTTTATTCTATCAACAGCTGTTCCATTATTTTCTTCTACGCCGGCGTATTTAGCATCATATATAATATCATCATCAAAGAAAGCATAATATACTGGTTTTAATTTTCCTCGGGAAAGAAGATGTTTTCCATATTGAGTTAATTCAATTTCAACAACTTCTTCTTTTTGATTAAAAAATGTCATGTATTATTGCTCCCTGAAATATTCACATATTCTATTTCTACATCTACTTTTGCTGTTTCTACGAGGGAACAATAATCATAAGGCCAATTAAAGCTATATGGTGAAGGTGGCTTACCAGCTTGGATAGAAGGGAAAAGACCATCATCACTCGAGTCAGCTGTCATCTTATAATAGTTTATTTCTGCTCGTTTTTTAGCTTTAAAGATCAGAAATTTGACATCACTTGGCAAACCTTGACCATGGAAGAAATCAAACTGCGTATTCTTGTGAGAAATAACGCTCTTTTCTCTTTCGGCACGTATTGCTATTTTTGGCATTACACCTTGCCAAATATCAGCAAGATCTTGTTTGTCAAGCTTGCTTGTAAACTCAGCAATATACATAACAAATGGTTCTACAGATTCATTCAACAAGAAATCAAAGTTTGGCGGCAATACGTATTTATTCATTAAGCCTATCATTCTACTGATACTTGTTTCTTGTATGTTGCCTACACCTCTTGAAAAGTCTGCCAAACTTACTGCTGGCTTATTGGCAAGAACATTTGTTTTTTGATAGTTGAATATATTTTGATTTATTTTTATAAAATTATGGCCTTCTATTTCAACAGTATCGTTTACTGTTAGAGTAGAAAATCCACCACCAAACCTTATATTTTTTCCTGTTGATGCTCTTTCAACATATGGTATTATGATTATTGCTTCTGATATATCTCTTGAATCAGCAAGTTCACCTATCTTCTTTGATAGCTTATCGTTTGCTGATTGAAAACCACATGCCTGCAGTAAAGAACCGGTATTTGTCTCACCAAACTGTCTTGTATCTGGATTCAATACACTAACAAGTTCTCGTGGATAACTTTCACGAAGTTCAAGAAATATACCTTTATTGCCCTCTGGTATCTCTCCATAACCACTCCACATTCCTCTACCAAAACCACTGGCAGTTGGAGGAGTATGTATAAATCCCGGTTCATTCTTTAACTTTAAATCTGTATTAGATTGTGTCAGAATAGTTGTGGAAGTTATAAATTCTTGATTTGAGAAATCTAGAACGGGAACTTCCATTTTTGGTGAAATGACCCACTTTTTAATACCTGTACTATTTGTTGCAGTTCCAACGAGATTTCTCAAACTTCTCGTCACGGTATTAGAAAAGTTTTGAGAAAGATTTTCAAGTTGAACTGTTTGCTGTCTATTTTCTATTTGACCTTTTATGGTCACAGAAGATGCAAGAGGCATTGCGATAGAAGAATATAAACTACCAGAAGCGTATATACTATTATTCATAAAACTAGTATTCATGAACTGTATTTCTATATCTTCAAATATTTCATCAAGTGTGTATTTTTTTGTTATAGATGGTTTAAACGATATTCTTGCGATTGAATCTCCATAATAATAAGGAGGAGCATATGTGCAATATGCCGGATCTCTTAGTGTTTCTGACAGTAAGAAATTCGTGTTTATTGCTGAAGCGTCAGCATTAGAACCAGACCAAAATGCAGGTCCAAAATATCTGCCACTCATTCTACCAAAATTATCGGCCAACGAAGAAGAATGAGCTTCACACATCACGATATCATTTTTTCTCAAAATGATATCCATATAGTATGTTTTATCGCTGTCAAAAGAAAGGAAATCTGAATCTGGTTTTGATATAAAAGTGTTTAGAACTGAATCTTTTAAGAAAAAATTTATAGTTTCTGCTAAAAAGTTATTAATACTGAGAGTGTACAGAGGTGAGCCCTCGCTCAATTTTTCGAAAAAACCTTGAAAATTATATGCACCAACTAAACCATAATCACTAGCATCGTAACTAAAACCTATTTCTTTGTGTTTCATCATACGATTTTCTGAACTCTGATTTGATGAAGACAGAGGAATATTTTGCAAGTTTAGCAATGATTCAAAAGATATTTTATATTCAGGTTTTTTCAACAAAGGTACAATAAAAGGACTTCTTGGAACACTACCAGTAAATATACTCCAATCAACTGCAATACCAGACTTTATTAGGTTGTAAAATATTCCAGGAGCATATAATGGTTCTAAAAATGCACTTTCTTTCATAAACTGTGTAAGTTTATCATTTTCTTCTCGGAACATATACTCGTCTAATGAACCTGTTAAAAGCAGTCCTCCTCCTATAGCATTTGTGTCTAAATAAGACTGCTTTAAATAATTGACAAGTTGCAGACTGCGATCTTGTGGGTAAAAACCGTTATAGGGAAGAAGTTTTTTGACTCCATTGACAATTATACTTATAGTATCTTCTTGCGCCATTTCGCTGTTGTCACTATCAACAAGTTTGATATAACTAAACTGTAAATCGTCAACATATTTTTGTAATGTTATTTTTGCTATGTCTCCACTGTATTCCATAATGAGATTAGATATTTCATCTGATATTTTGAATTCTGGTATTTTAGAATAACTAACCAAGTCATCGTTTGATAGCGCTTTTACATCAACATAATAATCTTCATAAGAATCGTACCATGGATTTTTACCAGATATTTTTTCTGTTAATCTGTTTAAACCAAGATCGTGCGTATTATTATTATATACAAGTGTAGTTGTATCGGTAACGCCAATCCGATCTACAATCAAAGTACAATGTTTGTAAAAATATGAAGGATAAGCTCTCAAAGAAGAAGGATCATTAGTTGACTGCAGCGGATACATACCAGACGCTAAAACAGTATTATAATCATCATCACGACCTGTTAAAAGTGCATTTTTAAAAAAATATACCTCCGGAGTCTGGTTCGCTGGCATGGTGTAATAACCATAGCGAGCAGCACCGGCGAGATATCCATAAGAATGATATGTGAAAATTTGATTACTATTTAATTCTGCAGAGTTTTGATATGATAAGTCTAAAATTGATTCAAGTAGAGGACCAGGTCTATCATTTTTAATATATTCTATCGCACTACTTTCAGTAACATATTCAAGAGCGGCCATGCTTGGAGTTTGGAATGGCAAATTATAAACGCTTTCAACTTGTTCTCCAAGTGAAGTTATATAATTTCTGCGAGTCCTCATTCTATCTTCTTGACTATCTCTCCAGAACGCACGTTGAGTTCCAAGTTGACGATCATAGCCATCAACACTAAAGCCCGGTTGTTCGGTCATGTAGTCGGTTCTCATCCTCGTTTCTTTTAATCCAGTGTCAGATAATTTTGGCAATATAGTTTCACTATATGTATAACCAACAAGTTTTTCTATTGGATTTTCATTTTCATCTACAGTTCCATTATAGTATTCTAATAATGTATCGTATATTTGTCTTTCTTTTTTATTTAAACCTAATACATCATTTAATTCTTTGTTTGCAAAATATTGTAAATTATTTGCATATGTATGCGTTATTTCAAAACCAACATTTTGATCGGTAGAATCTTTTAATATAAATCTATGTTTTAATGGTTTATTGTTTGCATAAACAGGGCTTTCTTTTATGTTTAATAATGTACCTTGTTTTCTGCTTCCTGGAAGAGTTATTCTTACTGGTATACCATTTATATTTCTAGTAATAACCCTTGATCCTTCTGGGATCAAAGTTGAAACAATATTTGTATTTTCAGTGGTCAACTTTCTTGTTATCGGATGTTCGTTATTTCTTATAAATTTCCAATTTGATGCCTGATATGGACCATTGAAATATGTTGAATAACTTATTATTCCGCTATTTTGTGGGCGGATATTTACAGAAGAAGTAAAGTTTACAAGTTCTACATCCTTATTCCCAACTTCATCTATTAGTGTTAAATTATCTTCATTTATTCTTGTTGAATAAATGTGTATTGGAGTTGGTATATTTATATTATCAAACTTGTGCTCAATGTATTTCTTTGGCTGCTTTCCATATGCCGACTTGCTAACTTTGAAAATTTCATTTACTTCTTTTTCGCTTAATACTTTCTGCCATACTGAAATTTCATCTATGGCTGAACTGTTTGCTTGACCATATCTTCCAGCGGAAATAATTAATTTTGATATATCAAGTTTTTTATACAACTGAGTTGTTTCTGTTACCAACGCACCATCAACATATATTTTTGTTACAGTAGTATTTTGTGGAGTTGATATCACAGAACCATTGAACGTCGTCATTCTTCTTATAGCAGTACTAACATCACTCACTAATGTTATGTTGTGCCACAAAGAATCATTTATCCGTTGCTTTATTAGGATATCATTATCTGCATCTGAACCATTCACATAAAGATAAGAACTTGTTTGGGAAAAAGCAGCTTTTAAATAATTATCAGATGCACTGCCACTGTAATTAATCAGATCAAAAATATTATTTAAAGAAAATTGATATATAAGAGAATCTGCACCCATATCTCCTATAACATACATTCTTGTGGTATCATCTGGCTTCACAAACATTCCTCTTGGAATATTTAATTTATCTCCTATATTTTTACTAGTTACCAATGTTGCACCCAATAAGCTCCAAGCGTTTGGCAAATAATACATAAATATGTCATCTTGAGAATCCAAAGTTTCATTTCTCAGAATATACATATAGCGTCCATCATGAGAAAAAGATATTCCCGTATGACTTCCAACTGGTGTCGTTGAAGCAATCGCTACAGTTCTGACAAATACCGCTGTTGTAGCGTCCCAAGGTGTTAATAGGTCGTATTCTGTAGAAACATCGCCATCAGAACGCACTATAAACATTTTTGTTCCATCAGGAGATATAAATAAATCTTGTGGAATTGCTATGGCACCAAAACTAAATGTTGATGCAGCACCAACAGTTGAAATATCCCAAGCAGTACCTAAATTGTATTGTTTTAATGTCCTTGGACTATTATTGGAACCAACAACGTACATTCGTGTTCCATCTGATTTAAAAAACAAACCAGTTGGTACACCTTCATCTAATGTTACTGACAAAGAACGAACAAATGTTTTTGAAGTTATATCCCAAGCTGTTGACAACGAATATTGATGCACAGAATCAGCTTGAACACCAATAACAAATAATCGAACACCACTAGAATCAATAAACATTCCAGTCGGACCATTCTCTTGAGCTAGCACAGAAGATGAATCAATAAAATTTAAACTTTCTAAATTTCTTCCAATACTTGTATCTTCTGGAATATTAAGCCAAAAAGATAAACTAAAATCTTTTGATGATATATCGCTAGATATATCACTTGCATCAATGTAGAAATCATTACTTGATGTAAAGTTGAAATATTTTCTATCTCTATACATGGTATTTGTATAGGTACTAACAAACATTTCATCTTTATCTATAGCGCCACTTATACCAAGATGATCTCCAAACGCACCTGTTAATTCAAATGATAAATCATTAAAGGTACCATTTGAATTGTACAAACTTGATGTAGAATATGGAAGATTATAGCTTTGATATTCTATTGGTTGCTGACTACTTGATATAGAATCAGCAATCCATTTATATCTTAAATCTGTTGCAGGAATTGCATGTTGAACCCAGAAATTATCATATCTTGAGCCAGTGGAGGGAGAACTTCCTGTGAATACAATTTTTTGTAATGTATTTCTATTAATCGCATGTATTGTTGTTGCAATCACAGAGCCAGTGCCTGGTAATAACTTGTAAGTACTACCAGAGTTGAATTGAGCAGAGTGTTGAGTTAATTGATTGTAATATGGCTGTCTAACTTTTATATTTCTTGTAGTTAGAGAATTATTAGGAGAATATTCTTCTCCTTCTCTATCAAGTGCTCCGCGAGAACTTTCTTCTCTACCACCAGGAGCATTAAATCTTTGAACAAAAGTTGTTTTATCTTTATATTGTTTTCCTGATGCGTCAATTCTTGTTATATCTGGAAGGGAGTAAATACTAGTTCCGGTTACAAATTGAGTGGTCAAGGAACCACTTGCTTCAAATCCATCAACAATTAAATTATTTGTTGCTCTGCGACCAACACTTTGAACGACCTGATAATTGTGTTCAAAATTTCCGGCTATGTTTCCCGAGGTTTGAATGTTAGAAATGTTTATAGGGGATTTTGCTGTGTTTCCACGGGTCAAAATCGCTCTTGGTTTATGAGCTCCGTTTAAATCTGGCCCATACACTTTTATGGAATTTATAGAAGAAGAAATTATATATCCTTCTGGTCTATTATCAGAATTATCGGTTCCTTCATTTAATTTAACATGACGGTGTTGATTTCCGCCAACATGTTGATTGGTGAATGGGCCTTGTAATGGAGAATTTTCTATACCACCATATTCATCTTTGTGGTGATTAACTATATCAATATTATATCCAACACTAGAAGTTAATTCTGCTGCATATCCTGTTGTTACAGAAGAACTTACAACAGCAAATGGAAGTTTGCCTCTTGTGTTAATATCAGTCATTACTTGCTCCTAGCCTATTCGTCAGTACAATCTTTTTTCTCAATAACTTTAAGTACATCAATCTCTAAATATCCACCCGAACCAATTTTTGTTATAGGTTTTATAACATCTAGGTTACTTGGGTTTTTATTTACATATATTTGTATGTCTGTACCAAAATCTGTCATTCTTGTAAACTTCTTTTTATATTCTGTAGATAATACTTGAAATATTCCATTTAGTTCACTACTTCTTTCGCTTCTTTCTTTCCACCAAATACAATTTGTATTTTCGCTTTGCGGAATTGGAGCGTGCCCATATTTCCAATTATATTTTAATTCTCCGATTGTTTTAACTGAAGTTATTGGTGGTTCTGCCCCTAATTCTATTGAAGGCAATTTCCATGCATATTTATTTCTTTCTAATACATGACTTTCAACAATATCAGAAATATCTGGTGAAAAGTCTGCACTAGCGGGAATTAATTGATATGTCATTTTTGTTATAGCACTATCTATCCACTTAAAATAATCAACATATTTTTCTAAGTCTGGAGTGTTTGAAATTCCTTCAAAGAACATCTGTCTTAATTTTACTAATTCTCTATATTCTCTCTCGTAACGGTATTGTGGCTTACCAATTATATTATTAAATTCAGTTATTGTACCGAAAAACTTTATCATTTCTTCGGAAATGGTTTGATACATACTCTTTTCTAGAGCAAAATAATAATTTACCGGTCTGGAATCTCTTGTGAATATTTCGTCGTCCTGATTTAAAATACTTATTAAATCAGAATTCATCATATTTTCTGGCAGTCTATGTTTCGCTATAGAAATGTAGCCATTTTCTACCATTTCATTATTGTTTCTAAAGAAAAAATCACCAACAGCAGTATAAGTTTTATTAGCTATTTGTCCAATAATCCCATAATTATTTGTCAAAGAACCACTAGAAATATCTAAAACTGTAAATTTTGCATCAAATGAATTTGTTGGTCCAATACCAGAACCATTATCTGAACCTGTTACAAGATTAAAATCCCAATGTAAAGCCAAAGTCTTATCTTGTGGAAGTTCATTCAAACCGCCACTATATAAAGTTTCAATATTTGAAATTGGAGAACTCTGTCCAAAGATTGTTGGATCTTTTGCGTGTTGTTTTAAAATATCATTATCAAGATAAGAAAGCCAATATCTTACACTTGATAATTTTATATCACTATTGTGTATTATTGAGCCTGTAAAGTTTTGTCTATGACAGCCGGCATATATTCTTTTTGAATCAGCAAAATAATTTTCTGCTATCGCTTGTGGTATGGAAGCTGTTAAATATATCTCATCTTGTATGAAATCTTGTATTGTATTTATTGCATAAAACTCAAATAAATAATCGCCAACATTAGCACCAATAACTTTTAAACTGTTTGGATATTTTTCATGTTTTAATTTAACAAAGATGTTCCATTTTTGATTTGTATATAAATCTCTTATCAATGAAGAAGTTAAATTTAATCCTAAATAAGATGAAGTTAAATGAAAATAACCATCACTTGAATCCATATCTGGCTTGACAATATAAAGCTCTAAATTAGAAATATCAGAGCCATACCAAGTTGTATCAGCTGGATTAGTATTGTCTGCAGAGTGGATGCCAAAAATAGAAGAAGTTAAGAAATTTTTTGGAAAGTAAAACTTTTCAGATGGTGAGAAATTTAATGGAATCACTATTTCTGCTTCTAGAGTTGAGCCGTGATAAGATAATTCTGTGTCTCCAAGTATATAAGAAGTAGAGTTGGCATCTACACTTGAAGTCATTTGATATATGGTACCTTGAACTCTGTCTTGATCGTTTAAGTTTATAAGTTTTTTCTTATAATAAGTATTTAAAAATCTATCGTCAAAAGTATAAACAGAATCATTTGAATATATATTAAGTTTTATTAATTCTTCATCAATACCAAAACATCTTAAAAGATTTCTTATTGATTTTTCTGTTCCTTTTGATTTCTGAATGTATGATAAATTGTTATAGATATTTTGATATATATGATTTTTTATATTAAACAATCTTTCTTCATAAAGAACATTTTCATTTCTATTACCTAAATTTTCTAATATACTAGAATTGGTGAAAAGATCTTGCGTCATAAACCCCATAGACTCAAGGAGTTTAATTGCATATGGAAAAGCTCTTCCATTTCTATAAGACACTTCTTTTATTGAAGGAAGATATTTTATTTTAACAAATAATTCATCAAAATATGAACCAATTATTTGTGTTAATTCATACAATTTATTGCTATCATTGTTTTGATCGTCTTCAACTATCCACGCTGGAACAGTGTAATAAATCATAGAATTATTATCATTATCGTGTAGTGTTCCTAACTCTTGCTTTTCTGTCAAAAGAGATTGAACATCCGGGTGAGTTAGATATATTACAGGGTCTTTAAATTCTTTAGGGGCGGCTGCTGAATCAACTATTGCCGATTCTGTTGAGCGACTTCCAGAAGTATATCCAACCCAAAAACCGTTAGAAAATCTTCCAGAATAATCTAAAATTTTATTATCATATTTTGTATCAGTTGTAGTTTTATCATAAATTCCTTCATTAAATTTATAATATATACCTAAATCTGTATTTGCAGTATCTGTGTTTGTTCCACCATTAACATCGGTAAACCAGAAGCGGGAAATTTCTTTTTCTGTTCTCTTGGATTTCCAATATCTAAATTCATCTAAAGAACCTGATAGTTTTCCAAATCCTAATGTTGCATTTCCTCCGCTAACTTGAGTTCCGAGTGAACCTATATGACCGAGCATCGGACCATAAACTCTTGATATCAAGCTGCCGGTTATAGCTTTTTCATTCAATATACCATTTAAAAATAATTTAAACTCTATATTGCTTCCGCTATTGATAGCGGATAAAGAATAATGCTGCCAATTTCCATTATTAATGTTTAAATTTTGACCTATAGAAAAATTTGAAATACCACTTGAGCCAGAAGATAATTCAATAAAAAATTTATCCTCTTCTCCTGATACACCGGGATGTATTTCTATTCTAAATCTTCCATAATCATTTCCGAAACTGCCACTATTCCAAAGATCAAATATTACTTGTTTGCTACTTCCACTTAAATCATCTTTTTTTAGCCAGAACTCTATAGTGAGACCTGCATTTCCATCTAAAAGTAAATTACTTTCTCTATTTTCAGTTGAATCTAAAATATTAGAAGTTCCAAATAATTTAGAAACCTTGAAAGAATCCATACTAGGCGCAGTATTTGGACCACCTTTTATTAATATGTATTCTTTATTTGTTGGTTCAGAATAACCATCAGTGGACAAAGAAGAACTAGTACCATAAACAAAGCCAACATTTATATAACCATTATTTCTTGGATATTCATTATCAAATATATAATTTTGTAAATCAGAAGAATTTTTTGTCCATTTTAATTTTTCTGCAGAACTTCCATCATATGGATATTTTTTTGCTATTGATTCAATAGCGTCTGTGTAGTATTTGTTTGCAGATCCAAAGAAAGCAAAATTCTTTGGATCAGTATAATCAATTTCTGGTTTTATTAATTTTCGTTCTTCTAATTCTTGAACTATATATTCGCTAGATTCTACATCTTTTGCTAAATCTTCAAAATTAGTAGAAGTTAGAATTTTTGTTGATTTTTTACCAAACAAATCTTTTAAAGACATTATTTATCTATCCTAAATTTAAAAGTTTCTTTTACTTCGTAGAAAGAATTATTATATTCAAATCCAAAAAATACTTTATAAGCATATCCTGGCTCAAATAATTTCATATCTAAATCAAAATAATTTCCTTCTCTATCATATGAAGTTAGGGTGTGTTTATAACTTCCTGTTCCATATGCAATCACTTCATAATTATCGGCTATTCTAATAACTCTATAATATAAATTTTCTATATTTGTTTTTTCAGGTTCATATGCAGCAACGTGATAAATATTAGAATCCCATAACTTATTTTTTACTTCAACTCTCATTCTTGCAAATTCAGAATTTTTATAAGATTGTTTCAGTTGAGGCATCGTCAATATATATTCTGGGATTTCCTTGTCGTCTGTAGCATCATAAGTATTTGTATATATTACGGAGCCCGTATATAGTTGTGTTCCACTTAAGGTTGACCAAACATCATATAAATATTCGTAAGTTCCACTAATACCCACAGAAGCAGTATAGGTTCCCTCCGAATAATATCCTCCAGTTATGGAAGTAGCGGATGTTCCCAACAAAACTAATGGAGGCCCAATTGGTCCACTTGTTAGACTTCCGGAATAAAGACTAACCAGCAATATTCCGGTTGATACAGATGGTATGTTTTTGAAATTACCTCTAACACTATTGATTAAAAATAATGTATTTAAATTTTCTTCAGATGGAAGCAAATCACTGCTTAAGTAAAATGAATTTCTTCTATCCTTGATTGAAGAATTGCTTCTTACTTCTATAATTGGTCTTTTATAAAAGAACTGACTTCTTCTGGCAAAGAATTTTTTAGTATAATAAGATTCTGTATCTGCCTCAAGCAAAGAAGATAAAGATATTAACAAACCATTATTTGGAGTAATGTTTGAGATCCAATTCTCCACTAAACCAGTTATATCAAGCTCTAAATCGTCAGAAGCATTTTCAATTAAATATTCTATTGAAGAAGATGGATATACATCTCCTCCTTGACTTATCCAAGCAGAGTTAGAAGAAGCACTAATCCAATTAGCAACACCAATATCAGAATATCCTTCCATGTCCAACCCAATGCCTTCTTGCCATGCTCCGGAGACGGGAGAAATTGAAACAGTTATATTATCTGGGGTTGAATCGCTATTTGAAGCATTACTTAATTTTAATATAAACTGACAGCTACCACTTTCAGAAATTATTTTATTATTTCTATCTGATATTATATCTGATATTGGAAATTGAATCAAGATTCTTGACTTTTCATATGAACTGCTTGTTACTTGTCCATATATAGAAAATATCTCAAGAACATCTGACGCTCCCATGTTTGATAAGGTGCCACGGGTTGTCTGATTTTGCTTAAAAGCATCAGTTATTGTTGTATCTTTTTCTGCTATATATCTTTTAATAGACATCAACTAATTTCTCCATATATATCAGAAACTGGGAATCGTATTTCAAAAATAATATTTTTTGGAGCCTCTATATATCTTCCGTCTCTAGACATAAATCTATTTACATCAAAAAATACATCAGAATAATTTAATCCATTTTTCTGTTCTACTTTTACATTCTTAACGTCATTTACGCCTTTTACTTTTTTAAGTATATTATAAATATCAGTTATAAAAAATGCTTCTCCAATAAATTTAACTTTAGAATATTCATTTTGAAGAGCAGATACACAATCTCTAAGAACTTGGGAATTATCCGCTTCCAAATCAGAGACAACACTAAATTTAATTGATAAATTAACTATTTTTGCATCCAAAATGTCTATAGTGTCATTTATCATTTTATTTTTATTCAGCCAAACTTTTACATTTTCTTTAATTGACTGATTTGAGTTTGTTAGTTTACCAGTAGAATCTTCCGACACTACATATATGTTTATATTTCTTTTAAATGAATCATAATCTCTAACTATAGATGCTCTCTTGATACTTCCAAATTCTGGTGGCATATTATAAAGAAGAGCTTCATAATCTTTTTCTGTCACTGCTCTGTTTTGAGAACCAAAGGTATTATATACTTTAAATTTTAATTCTTCAGATGTAACAAGCGGAGTATCGCCAACTATTGGCTCTTCATTGTTTACTTCAAGAGAAGAGCGCACAGAATTTATTTTATTTGCATCTAAATTTCTTGAATCACCAAAATCAAATAAAGAACTAGCAACTGAATTTAATGTTCCGGCGCCAGTGTTGACGTTGTCAGAACTATTGGCTCTCGCAACGATTCTTAAAGTAGTATTTGATGGAACCACGCCTAGTTTATCGGATTTTATTAAATTATTTGGATCAAAATCTCTATCAGAAATATAATTTTTTCCATATAATTCTAATGTAACGGCAGAAGGATCTATCAGTTCTGAGTTATAAGTTTCGCTTGAAGCATCTCCAGTTCCAAACTGTAAAAAGGTTTTATCCTTTTCTCTTGTTGTGACAAATCTTCTAGGAACAGAAAATGGTTTTAATATACTTTTTACTTCTGCGTTTTCATCATTATTATCACGATTTAAAATGGAACGATAAACAACATCTTGACTCAAATAATCAACTTCGTAATATTCATTTCCATCTAAGTCTATTACGGAAATAATCTCTGTTAGATAATCAATATTAACTGGTATTTTTAAAAATCTCTTGTATTCACCAACATCATAAAATGTTTGAGTTAGATATCCAGATTGTACTTTGCCATGTGCCTTAATTGCATAAGTTAGCGGGAGGCCAGTTGTTTCGTTTACTGTGCCAACGACAATTTCATTGTCATCTCTATTGAAATATACATCTTCAGCTAGAGAAAAAGAAACACCAGTTTTATTTTTAAATGTACTATTTTTTTTCAAAATAGGAGCATAATTTAAATCAGGACCATCACCAAGAAGATTTGCAGGAACAAGGATGAAAAATGTCGCGATACCGTGTGATGAAGGATTTTCTGTATATTTAAATCCAAATGGCTTTGATAATTTAAGAATATTGTCAAATTCTGATGCTGTATCTAAAAATGTTTCATTAGCTGCATAATCTAAATAAAAAGATAAATTATCACCAACATATGCAACAGTATCAAGCATCAGACTTCCAAAACCTACTTCGCTAAAATCTTTATAAGTATCTGGATAATATTTTTTTGCATGCTCTACAAGAGCGTCTTTTATTGACTGAAAGTCTCTAGCCAAATAATCAATTGGTATATTTTTCTTGGGCATTAAAAAATCCTCTAATATAAATAGAACTTCATGAGGTTATAATATTACCATTTGATTCTATAGTTAAATTTACATCTGTTCCTAGTGGAATGATAAAATATGTTATAGTAATACTCAATAAAGAGCCATCAATATTAGTATTACCATAATCAATATTTTTAATAGCTATATATGGTGCATAAATTTGAATTTGATTTTTTAGTCTTTGTTCAAAATTTAATTTTAAAAAAGGACTATAATTTTCAAACAATAATCTCTTTATTCCTACTCCAAAATTACCATCCATTATTCTTTCACCTGGATTGGTAAGGAGTAACATTAAAAAATTTTGACTACTTAATGTCTTTAAGTCGCTTATTAAAGTATAGCCTTGTTCAGTGCCCAACTTTAACGGTAATTTTGGTCCATATCCAGCCATATAATAATTTCCTACAATAATTATCACACACCATATTTTTTATAGCCAGATAAGTCAAAACAATAATTTTTTAGTTCCTCTTTTATACTATCATTTTCTATATTTAAATCTAAATTTTCTGAGAATTCTAAAGATAACAACAACAAATCGGCACCCAATAAAACCATGCCTGGTATAGTTAATGGAGGCCCAACACCTATACCTACCGGTGGAACTCCAAAAACTGTTATTGGTAATTGAGCCATTGAATATATCGCTAAAGGACTTAGTGCTAATGGTAACTCAGAAGGTACAGGTGGACCACCAAAAGGATTTGGTATTTGAGATGCCAAACTTAGTGATAGTTTTACTGCGTTTCTCAATATTAAAGCAAGACTTATGTTTGGGTCTGTCATCTGACAGTAATACTGAAGAACATAAATCGCAGCTTTTAATGCTGATTTGGCAGCTAATGGAGCGTTAAATTCCTTAAAATATTCTGTCGTAGACATTCTTTCTCTAATATCTTCTAGTTCACTATTATTGTAGATTGAAGTAAACTTTAAATGAATAGAATTCATTATTTGCTTTCTAATGCTACGGAAAGGAGTAACGAATGTATCTCCAGAAAGTATTGAAATACTTGAAAGTATGGTTAGATTAGAAAGTAAATTTTCATTTGTAAATATAGAATAGAAACTTTTTAACTCCTCGCTACAAGAAATTTTTAATTTTAATAAATTAGTCAATTCATTTGACTGTTCTATTTTTAATTTTGGTAAAAATTCCAACATATCTGATACAGTTTTTATATTAACTGTAGATACATTTATAGATTCTTTTATAATTGGAAATGCATTTATTACTCCAAATTTTCTCTTTCCATCTTCTGTTGGCTCTCCAATAAACGGAATTATATATGTTTTTTCATACTCATCTTTTCTAATTCTAGACGAAGGTTCTAATCCGATATCTATTAAAAAATCTTCTAAATAAAACTTGGCTTTTCCTTGAGAGCATAAAGAATCAAAATTTTCCCTAATTGTTTTACTTTGTTCATATTGAATTGATGTCTGTTCTTTTAAATCTATATCTGGTATGTATACGAGTCTCATTCCATATTTTATTTCTTCTGAAAAATACTGATTTAAATTTTTATTTTTTTCAGGTGCGACACTCAATAAATCTTGAAATTTTGAAAATGGTTGTGCGCCATAACAATTTAGCTGCTTTTGTTTCAAAGCTAAATCAAATGTATTCCAACCTTCTGTTTTGACTTCTGGAACATTTACATAATGTTCTATTATCAAATTTGGACCTGGTTTTAATTTTTCTTTCTGAAGTTCTGTAAAGAGTCTTTTATCGCTGTCGACAGTGGTTACTTCTTGCAATTCAGTTTTTATTAAAAGCTCAGGAATTAACATTGATAAAAAGTCTTTATCTTCTACATTTTGCTGCTCATCACTACACTGCTCTGATAGAGAGTTTTTTATTTTTTCATTTGTAGAAGTTAAATAAGACAATTTATCAAATATTACAATCATTTCATTGTAGCAAATGTTTCTTAATTGTAATATTAATATTTTATTATATTTTTCTTTTAATTCTGATTTTATACAAGAAATTTGATTTTCAACTTTTTTCTTGTATTGCTTATCTTGCTCGTCTAATGGACTTTCTGTGTATAATTTTCCTAAATAGGAATTCATTATATCCATATCTTCTTCAAGCAAGGATATTTCAGTTTTAAGTTTTTTTATTTCTTTAAAAAGCTTACTATTTTCTGGTTTGTTTAATTCTTCAGAAAATATAAAACTATGTATATAATTTATATTATTTTGAGTTAATTGAATTAAACTATCTTTATTTAAAGAATTAAACTTATAATTTATTTCATTATATAATGTTTGTGCCACATAAGTAGGCAACATTAAATCATCAATTAATTTTTTATTATACTTAAAAACTCTTAGTGGAAAAATAGCTCTCATGCAAACTTCCACACAAGCTGTTCTTATTAAGCTTATGTATAACCCGTCTATTATGCCAAACTTTAAATAGTTATCATCATCTTTCAGCATTTGTTCAAGAGTTTTTGTATCTACTATATCATTTTTTCTTTTATCTATTATTTGAGAAATAAATTGCTCTAATTCATATTTTCCAAATAATCCAGGATCTATTTTTAGATCTTTTTGTTTTTTTGTTGGCTTTGGACAAAAATTGATATATTTCATTGGCGTATCAATATTGGGGCTCACCATTGGAGGAAGAGAGTTATTCTGCATCGCCAAAGACAATCCTGGAAATACCGAGTCTAGTCCGTCTTTAATTCCTGTAATATACTTTTCTTTTTGTAAAGAATCTAGATTGATAGGTTGTAACAATCCATCTTTCGTAATAGAATTAGCTATTTTTTCATATATTAAGGACAAAAAAGTATTATAAGAATCTGATGTATATTCAGCAAATTTTTTATCAAAAGCAACTCTAACCGGTTGTTGTAAATTTGAATATTCTTGAATTATGCTGCTTTTTAGTATTTCTTTTAATCTTTCTTTTGTGTCTAGAGTTTCTTGATAGATTGAATTTATATCAACATTTTCGTTATTTATTTCAAAATTAAATTTAACTATATTTTGGTTATTGACATTTCCTTCGTATAATTTTATTGTATTTTTGTTTTTAGAAAGAGTGTTTTCAATTTTCCAACAACTATCATTAAAAGAATGAAGAGCAAATTGAGAATTAGTTGTACTTGAATATCCTTTTGTACCGGTCAAAGATAGAGAAAGAGTATCGGTATCAGAATTAATAGACAGATTTTTAGAAGATTTATTAAAATTTTCAACAAATAAGCCGCCATATACAAATTTTTGCTCTTCTATTTCTATTGTATCTGGAGCTGTACCTGCTACGTATCCACCTTTATTAATTAAATCGTTGTATTCTGGATTTTCATATTCTTTTGGATCTTCAGATGATTCTTGTTTTAAGAATTTTTTTACTTCTCTTTTAACTGGTTTTTTAAGAACTAAATTAGAATAAACTTGGTTGCATCCATCTTTGAAATTATTTGCAATAATTTTAAAATTAATATCTACAATTTCTGAAGTTGCTTTTTCAACTGCTGAAATACTTTTTCCATTTGGCAATCTACCAATCAATAATGGCTTGAAAACTTTATCTTCTATTTTATTTTTTAATTCACCTGGAGAACAGCTTAAAAGATCTTGTATTAAATTTCTGTAAATATCATCAGAACCTACAACAAAAGGAACACTTGCTGCTATCGCTGTTGCTGCTTGATCTGCTGGAGTGTTTTTTGGTTCATAAATAAATTCAGGAGTTGTTGGATCTAGGCATTGCAAATTACTTTGATTTATATTATAAGAAGAATAATAACTAGACATTGCAACCATCTCTTCTCTTACTAAATCCAATCCGGATGCTTTAGCTAGATAACTAAAAATTCCAGATAATCCACCTGGGACTAAAAGATATGTTAATTCTGAATGTTGTTTTCTGACGTATTCATCTGCTTGTCTTAGATCTTCTTCATTTGGACTTCCTGAAATCATTCTAATAAAAGCATCTGGCTGCATAATTTTACACAACTCAGAAATCAACTCAACTAAAGATTGTTTTATTTCTAATTCAGTTACAGAAGAGCTTTTTGTTGTACTCAATATCTGTTCAGCATTATGACTGAACAATTGTTTTGTTTTAGATTTTGCTGTCAGATCAGTATTTCCAAAAACACCGAAATCTAAATTTATATTTAATGCAGTAAATTCTTCGGCTTTTAACGGGGGATTTAAAGATTTGGCTATGTTTATAAATGATTTATGATATTCAATTGGATCTATTTGTGGATTTTTATTTACAAAATCGTCTAAATCAAACTTACCTCTTCCAATCTGATTTAATGCCGATAAGGTAGCACCGGTTACACTTCCATTTGCGTCTCCAGTAAGAGCCGCACTTATAAGACCCTTTATCCCTCCGCAAGTCAATAATTCATTTAATATTTTTAATATAAAAGCTACGATTGAATCAAGAATGATTTTTACAACCGTTAAATCTAGGCTTAATTTTACTTCTTGAAATAAATCTACTGTTGGAAATTTTGGTAATTGTAGAAAATTAAACGTCTCAAAACTAATGTTAAATAAATCTACAATACTACACAATATATCAACATTCAACCCATATCTTTCCATGAGATCTAGAAAATCATCAATCATCTTCATCTCTTCTGGGTTCATTTCTTTGCGGGCCATGGCCCTATCTTCATCACTTTGAGATACGGATTCTTGTTCTGATTTTAGGTCACGATATTCTTTCAATTTATTTTCATATTGCTGCTGTAATGTATTTGTTGGATCGCCATTTTTGGATACTTTTTGATCTGCAATATCTAATGCTTTTCCCGGTTCTGTTCTTTTATCTAACTCGGCAAAAGTTATTTGCTTTCTTTCGTTATTTTTTATTGCATTTTCTAAGTCTCTCAACTCATCAAGAAGTTTCTTTTCTCTTTCATCTTTTATATTATTTATCTTAAATTCTATTAGTGCATTATAAAATTCAGTATAAACACTTTCGGGAAAGGCTTTCTTTAAAATGTTTTCTAATTCCGAGAATCTGAATCCTCTCAAGATGTCTCTGCAATTTCCTGCTTTTGGTAAATAACAAGTTTGAAATTCTCTCAACAAGCAAGATAAATTAGTTCTAGCAAAAACTATATCTTGTAATTGATTTAGACTTTCAATACCCTGATTGGTGGTTAAATCACTTAGTTTTTTTATTATCTGTTCTAAAGAAATAGTATCTGCAAAAGAATCTTTTCTTGCTTCATATGGCCCATAAAAACCATTATTTAATAAGGTTTTTCTAAATAATTCATTTGAATTAGGATCTCTTATTAATTTAGATGACGGCGTATCTGCGCTGGATTCATAATAATATTTGCTATGCTGTAAAATTATTCTTTCGGCCTTATCACGACTTAAATTTTCTCTTGTTGAATCGTAAAAGGAGAGAGCATCTGGATATATATTTGGTAAAAAATATAAACTTGGAAAATTAATAAAGTTAAAAGCTTTAGGATTTGAGTCTACAAGATTTTTATTTTTTGAAAACGGAGAAGCATCTTTAATAACATTATCATTTTGATATTTTTGCTTATTAATTTCAGTATCTGGTTGTAAAGATTGCGGAGTTGGACAATAAAACGGATCTATTTCAATTATATTATTATCAATATAATCTAAATCTGATAAAATTGCTAATATTGTAGGATTAAAGAAATCAAAAGAATTCTGTTCTCCAATTATATCTGCTCCGCCAATTACTGCCACGAACTTATTTGAAGTGTCCATTGAACTATAAGGACTACCAAGTTTTAAAAATTGCTTATTAGTGAACTCAATTTTTAAAGGAGATAAAGCAGTTTTTTGTTCTTCAATAATTGATTCTTCTGTATCTCTTAAGTAAGTTAATCTAAAAAATAGATTTTCTTTTTTTAAATTTTTAGATTCAGAAGCAGAGTATATTTTTTCTTCAAGAAAATTATAACTTGTATATTTTGATTTAAAATCATTTAAAAAACTAAGAGCATTAATTTTTTCTTGTAATGCTGAACTCAGTTCTTTTCTTATGATGAAATCTAACAATTTCATTCTTAATTGAACAATTATTTTAAAATCATATTCTTGCTTTTTTGAAATTGAATCGTTATATGCTTTTTCTCCAATAACATTTATGATTTCTTGTAATTGGTATCCAGAATCAACAAGCGAAGGAAAGGTACCAAATGGAAATATTTCTTTTCTAGATGGGGTGCTATCCGTGTATGATTCAATTAAATCTTCGGCATTTTTTAATCCAGGGATTTTTTCTGGTAATGAGTATAAATATTCTTGTTTTCCATTTTGACTTCCAGAAATACTTCCGGAAGTATTTGTAGAAATAGAATTTTTTATATAAAGTACTTTTTCTTTTACTTCTCTAACATATTCTTCAACAGATACTTCATAATTTGGATTTAGCGAAGGATCTAAATTTATATATGTATCGGCTAGTGAATCTAATTTAGTTAATAAAAAAGTCATATTGCTGTAATCATAAACAGCAGCTGAAACGTTTTTTAAATAAGTCTTTATTTCTTCTTCCTCAAAAATATCTATTTTTAAACTTTTATATGGCTTGGTCTCTAATAATTGTAAAATTGTGTTATTTGGATCTGTATTTGTGGCAGCAAATGCATCAAACTTTGAACCAAAATCGTCTATTGGTTCAGCGATAATTAAGTCTGAATTTGTTACTAACCCTTGCTTTATTAAGTTTTCTTTTGTTTCAGAAAATCTTTGTAAATAAACTTTTTTAACAAGAATTGATAAACTTTCTTTATATTTTCTTTTATCTAATGAAGATACAATAGAATCGTAGCTTTGCTGTGGATTGATAAATTTTTTACCATCATCATTCAAGTCTATAGAACAATTTTTTAAATATTTTACTAATTTATTTACTTTTTTGTCAATAGTAGATAAATCAAGTTCAAAGCTTGTGGAAATTATATTTTTTTGCGCTGTTGTTCTCATATTAGTTTGTTTTATTGTAATAACTGTTTATATATTTGTAAGGATTCTTTGTTAAATAGTTTTTCCTTAAGTTTTCTATATTTGGTACTTTTTTTGTAGCAGCATCAAATATTGTTAATTTTTTTATATTTTCATCAGATTCTATTATGTCAGCAATCAAATCCGGATCGGTATAACGAGGTAACGGACCTTGCGAAAAAATATCAAAATGTGTGTGCCCCATTAGTGAATTGTATATTTTAGATTGTTGTATTGTGATTTCTTGTATTAATGAATGTAAATTTGTTATTTCATTTAAAACTTCATTTAAAAATTCTTGAAGATTTTTTCCCAAAACTAATGGATGTAATTGAGTTTCTACTTCAACAGAATTATTGGCTATCAAGTGTATTCCACTATAATCTCTTTTGGGGTGAGACGGGGGCATAGTTTCTTTGTTAGCTGGAAGCGGGGTATCGTTCTGATCTATGCCGGTTATTATCTTAACAGTTCCGCGAGAAAATAATCTTACCTCGTCGGCCTTTAGAGCTATAGCTGACGCATTTTCTGCTCTAGGATCTCTTATCCTTGCACCAAAATTAGAATCAACATTTGTTTGTTCGCTAATTTGTATTAAAGCAGAATCATAATAAAATTTAGGACTAAAAGTCATCTTGCTGGCCGTTAATGGTGGCGGCTTATTTTTGATGGCAGTACCCATTCCAGATACGAGCGTAATAGTAGAATTATAGGTTGCTTTTGCTATTTCTGGCGTATTTTGTGTGGCACCACCAAGTATTATATGAGTATTTAAATCCGATGTTATTACATTTTCATCTAAAGCTCTTTCATAGTCTGCTGGCTTTTTTAAATTTACGTAAATAGAGGGTTTTAATTTACTTTGTTTATCTATTTCTATATCAATATCTCTTTTTTGAGATTGATTTATTATTGGACTCAAGGTATTTTCGCGGCTAGCTACCATTATAATTTCCTTTTTTCTTTATCTTTTATGAACTTAATTCTTGTTCTGAAGAAGTTTCATCTGGATTTTGTTCAAAAGAAGTTTCTTCTTCTACAGTTTTTACTTGCGATGTTGGATTGCTTGAATCCCACTTTCCTTCATCTGGGTCTTTTAAATTTGACTCATCAACCAAAGTATATCCGAGTTCCTTTGGATCACCGCCACTATGCACAGTGTTAATAAAACGATTCCATTCTGTGGGTGGCATTGTTTGACAGCCGGCACTATATGGAGATGTTTTGCCGCCAGAATGAAACAACATTCCCGGATCGCCCCTACTCTCATTACCATCATTAAACAAGCCATCATCATTAGTGTCTCTTTCAAACAATCCGGATGTACCAAATTGCATTCCCAAAACTCTACCTCTTTTCGGGCTAACATACGTTCTATATCTCATATATCCAGGCTTCAATCTTCCTAAGTGTGGCATATTCAGATCTACTTTTCTCTGTTCAACAGGATCCATGTAAAGACCGATAGGTTCTGTGTTTCCAGTATACTGATCAACTCTTTTGTTGCCACTAGCGTCTTTCCATATTAAATAAAAAACGTCATCATAAGCTCCCATTCCTCTGTTTATTCGCGTATTTGTAGATAAACGAAGTCCAACAATATTTTTTTGATTTGCACCAGCTCTAAAGGTGCCTCCATTTAATGGAATAAATGCAGAAAAATAATCATACTTTTCAGTTTCAGTTTTTGACGCAATATAATCTCGTATCTTGCTGGGAACTCCCGCAATAGGTTCGGCAAATGGGCCAGCACTAGAGCCACTAACAATTTGTGCAAGTAATGCAGCAATATTTGCAGTGGTTTGTTGAGCTATTGTTTCAAGCTCAGAAGCTGCCTTGAGAAACCTTTCTCTAAATGATTTCAATAAATTTTTCAGTTCTTCAAACCCCTCTTCAAATATATCATTATCATACATTTTTTCATAATATCCGGATATTTTGTGTCCAGATGAAATATGTGGTTCTTGAAAATAATGAATCCTTACTTTTGTACCGGGCAAAGGCGGGGCGCAAGTTGTTCCATTTGTATATAAAGGTGCAAAAGTAGAATGCGTTGCAACGCAATCATAATATTGTTTAATTATATTGATTTCATCAAAACTTTTAGGCTTATCCTTAAAAAAAGAAGAAGAATTTTTATCTAAATTTTTTAGTTCAATCATTAAATCTTCAGGATTTATTTTTGAACCTTCATCGTGAATTGGATCTCTTATTTTAAGTAAATAATCTTCTAAAACTTCCCCAATTTTTAAATTCAAATGAGGAAGAGTATAACGAGTTTTTAATTCACCAACAGGAGGCCAATTTTCAAGAACAGTTGCATTTTCAACAACTCTTGAAATCGGTACTTGCGACAACAATTTTGCTGTCTCATTTAAAGTTTGGAATCCTGATGTTGGATTGTTGTTTAATGTAAACGGATGCTTTGAAGTAGTGGGTAAAACAGAATTTTGCTGTCTCTTTATATCTTGTCTAGATATCGTCTTGTCATTTGCCATTTCATTCTGTCTCCTCTATTTCATTATAGAGACTCTCTTTATCTTCTTTATTTAAATCCCCATACTTATCTTCATCGGTCTTTTTCATTAAAGATATCAGTTTAACAAGCTGCTCATTTGAGCGTTGAAGAGTTTCTAGATATTTTGCTGCAACCATTCCAGTCGTTGCATAACGGTCTTGTTGCTGACCAATATATTGGGCGACATCTTCTAGTAATTCTTGGGCAGCTTCACGATCTTTGTTTATATTCTCTATTGCTTGATTTATTAATTCGTCTTTAGATTTCATATTAATAAATATATTTTAATTAGATTTTTCCGTCATCCCATGTTCTTTTAAATTGTTTGTATTTTTGTCTTATTTTATTGAGATTGTTGACAACTTGCTTTGTATTTAAGTCGGTAATTTCTCTCACGTATAAATAAATTGCTTTTTTATTAAAAATTTCTATTGAATCGGGATTTTGCAACAAAACACATATCGCATCTAATACTTTTTTCTCGTTTACCTTTAAATCTAATTTTTTCCATTCTTCTATTTCTGTCCATAGATGATTCCAAAATTCATCTGTTTCTCTTTTATTATCAGTTTCATTATATATAACTAAATTATCATAATCTAGTTCTTTTTGATGTTCGGCGTCATCAAGAAAAAGTTCTTTTTTGTTTTGACGACTTACTTTTTTAACTTTATGAATAAACCAATTTTTAGTTATAACGCTAAAATAACTAAAAGCTTTGGAACCCTTAGAGGGATCAAATTTCTCAAGTATTGTTGTTATCCAAATTTTACATTCTTCTTTTAAATCTTCTATATTCGGAAGAGTATTAAATTTATATGTAAAAACAATCTTGTTGACCATTTCATTAAATGCTGGGCCAATAAGAGATCTATATAGATCTTGCCTTATTTTCGTGTCCTTTGTTGAAGAATACAATATTATGGCGTTTTCATGTTCCTGAGTAAAATACAGTTTTTCCTGTTGCTGTGGAGAGTTTTTCTTCGCTCTTCTTGTCCTCGGTTTCGCTATTTTCGTCATCATAATCCTCTTCAATAATTTCTTGCTCACCCTCTAATAATTCCATCACTTCTTTATATTTCTTCATATAATTTCGGAAATCTCTTGAGTGACGAATAAGGTTTTTTAGAGTTTCATCGCCATAATACATTTCAAGTTCATAGATAAAATTAATATGTTGATCAAATTCATCAAGTCTTTCATATAATTCAATTAAATTATTAGAAACAAAATTTAATCTAAATACCAACTTATAACAAAACCACCCCAGTAGAGTGGTTGAAATTGCTAATAATATCGCTAATAATACTAATATTGTCATTCCGGTTTATACTCTATTTTCCTTAGTTCATCTTTTTCGCGTTTTATCTCTTCTCGCGCTTCTTCAATGTAGTTGTCTACAATAGAACCAGGTTTTTGTTTTATTTCTTTCTTGATTGTACCACTAAAATGTGGAAGTTTTAACAATGTTTGTTCGTTGCAAACTTCACATTCGCTCTTTTTTTCTTTCATTCCATGATAATATTCAAATGTATTATCACATTTATCACAGTGGTATACATATCTTGGCATATCATTCGCTTACAAATAC